AGTTCTGCTTGAGACTGTCCCTGCCTTAAAGCACCTAATTGTGTTAATTGTGATATATCTGCTTGACCTAATGCCTGTTGTAAACGTCCTACGTCACCCGTAGTGCCTGCTAAAGTACCAAAAGCTTGTCCTAGTCCACCAGATAGCCTTCCTGCATTCTGTGATGCTTGTAGGGCTGTTCCAAAGCCACTAGCTAACAACTTAGATAGTGTATCTGCTTTCACTTGTTGTAAACCTCTATCTGCTTCAGCTTGTCTAACACCCTCTCTTGATCCACCAAATGCACCAGATTGTATAGCTTGCGCTCTGGCTCCTGCTCTTTGCATATCTGCTTGTCTATCAAGCTCTCTCATTGAGGCATCAATGACTTGTTGTTGGAATGGGTTTTGAAATTGTTGAATTGCTTCTGGTTGCAAAAATTGCAATCCTGATGTCAATGCTTGTTGACCAGCAAGAGTTTGATCCCTTGCTCCTTCAATAAATGGTCTAAATGATCCTACTAAATTTTCACCTAATGATACTGCACGTTCTCTTAAAGGATCTATTCCTGCAATTTGAAATTGTGGCAGGTTAAGTGGGCTATCAAGTAAACCTGGCGTAGTTTGTTCTTCACCCTCAAACTCACCAAATCCAGTTTGCAACAATCTTTTTTGCAGACCTTCTAAGAATGGGGGTAATCTTTGTATGTTTTCTACAGTTTGAACAGCCATTATGCCCTCGCTTCCAAGTTATCCATCATATTATAGGCTCTTTGTATTCCTTTTCTTTGATTACCATCACCTAAACCTTTAACTGCGTCCTTTGTCAACACAAATTCACCTGCCATCAACATAGCAGGAACATCGTCTTTTGTACCAGAGCCTTCAGATGGATCTATACCACCATTACGTCTTGGAAATCCCATCTCTCCACCCTCTCTAGCAAATGTAATTCCACCTAGTCTACCGCCAGGTCCGCCTGAACCAAAAGGTCTTCTCTCGAAAGATGTTCTTGTGTCTTCATCTTCATCGTCACCAGACAAAAGTTGAGCCAATAAACCTGCTGTTAAACCCTCACCTAATGGTGTGTTTAGCAATCTTGCTATAAGATTATCCCCACCAACACCAGAAGATTTTAGCAGTTCAGCACTAAAAGTTCTTGGCTTAAAAGTTTCAGCGATACCTTTTGTTGCCGCTTCTGTAGGCACACTACTTACACCCATCTTTTTTGCAATATCAGGATTGGGAGGAGGTGGTTTACCAGCTCCACTACGAACAATTGTTCCTTCTCCACCTTGACCTACAGTTGGTTGACCACCACCAAAACGATCAAAAGCAGCACCAGTTATACCTGTAATCAAAGCATTTCTAAGAGCATCTTTGTTTTTACCACCCATTAATTTAGAAGTTAATGCTCCTGTGACAGCTCTGCTAACAAAGGGACTAGCTCCAAAAGAAGTTCCTAAAGCAGGTCCTGCAAAAGCACTTATTGCTATGGGAGCTATTTGTTTTAATAACTTACCTAAACTCATAACGTAACCTTACATCATTTTGTTAATTTCGTCTATATGCTTAAATCCTTGCTGCTGCACTTGTTGTCACTCTCGTCTTAGATACGTCTTGTATACTTGCTACAACGTGTAACCTATTTGCTGTAGCCGCTTGTACTTTAATAGATTCCCCACTTTGTAAAACTAATTCTCTTGTTAACAATTCTATTGTTGTATTAGCACCAACAGCTTTTACTTTGAACAAACTAAATATAGCACTGCTAGTATCAACAAGTGTTACAGTAATTGTATCTGCATTACCACTATCTTCTGACACCAATATAGAGGTCACGATAGCCGCATTAAAGTCTGCATTAGTTGGCACAGTAAATAAAGTTGTAAGATCTGTTGTTGTTAAATCAACTTTTGCATTTAACAAACCTTGAATATATTGTGGTATACTTGTAATTAACATTATCGTCTACCATCCTGTCTTATATCCACTCGTGGTGTGCCTAATTTATATTTTGTGCCAAGTGAAGTTGAGTCAATTCTAAGTGCAAACGATCTGCCTCGCAATCTATAATCTAACTTTTCTGTAAATTGCTCTATGGGACTAGTTGCAGATCTTTGTGTTGTGTTTTGAGTAGTCTCACTAAAATTTGAGCCAGGAAAATTCTTTACTTTCATTGTAAACGAGACATCTGGGTTAACACTTGTTGACCCATCAAATGTAACATCAGGTATTACTCTCTTAATAAATACAAATTTATCACCATCACCAATGTCTATTGGTGCAGATTCAATAAATGATGTCATTGCAGAACCATCATCATCAAACCCTACCTCATGGTTATATAAATACTGACCACCTGTTGCTATTGGTAGTGTACGGATGCCTCTGTCAAGCCATGCTTGTCTTGCCAATGTGCCATAATACCAGACTTTTTCTATATAGTTGTAAGCAACATACGCATCTATTTCTGTGCTACTAGACGTAGGATAGAACCACAGTATTTCACTAAATTCAGAGTTTACGCCTGCGTGTACTTTATCTCTTTCTTCGAAGTTAAAATCTAAAAAAACTTTATCTTTAACAGTGCATGGTAACTGTAAAGTTTGACCACCAGAGTATAAATAAAATGTGTCTACACCCATCCAAAATACACTATCTTCTACTGCTATAGCTGATGCTGGACTCATTATCGTTATATTTTTTGATAATTCTTGCAGACCAAATGTAAATGGAGGTCCTATAAATTTCATTGAATGTAGTGTTTTGTTTGTAAAAACAAGTATTTGTTGTTTTGTTTCGACAGCTTGAATAAATGTTGATCCCCCACCTAACCTTAAATCACCTGCTGTATTTGTAGCAGTTGGGAAAAAGTCCACTGGATTTTCTTGTGATGAAAAACGAATTAACAATGGATCTTGTACACCATTGCCTTGTGTAGCAGATGAATTTGCACCCAATCCGTCACATCCAAATACAATAACGTGTCTATCCTGATCAGAAACAAGGACTTGTTTAGCTATGGTAGGCACACTAGTTTCACCAGAATAAGTGCTTGTTGCACTTAGTTCTACAGCTCTATTACCTAATCCATTTGTTTTGTCCCAATAAAATATACCAGAGTCTCTTGGATTTATAATTAAATCTTCTCCGAAATTATCATGTGACCATAGCCTAATCTGTGCGCCAGCTACAGTAACACTTGCGGCACTACCCCATCCAACAAAGTCATTAGCAGAGTCTGCATTTCCTACGGCTAATCTTACAAGTGTGTTGTCATCATGAGCCACGGCAGTTGTTCCACTGCTACCTCTTGTAACATTTAATGTGTTATCGTCAGTATCTCCAGCAACTAACATGAGTTCTTGATCAACTAATATCAAGTCATTAGCTGTAGTTATTCCTGTTTCATCATCTACATCAACGGCAGTTTCACTATTATCTAATGCTTCGTTTAGTTGTGTTGCCAAAGCACCTGATGTTGTACCACTCCATTGACCTGCACCCCAACCAGTTCCACCAACTGTTATGTTTAATCCAGTGTTTATTTGATATGCACCTACAACACTACTGCCACCATTACCACTATCTGAAGCATTTGCTGCAACACTTGATGTTATAGTATACGAATTAGAACTTATAAGAGATACAACTTGAAACTCTGCATTTAGTATTGTTGCTGTTATTGTCCCACCTAAAGTTGCTGCACCAGAAAATGTTACAAAATCATTCTCATTTGCTCCATGAGCTGGGTCTGTAACAGTTATCGTAGTTGATCCGTTAGTAGCTGCAAACGTAACATCACCAGAGCTAGTTGTATTTCTAATAGGTGTTATATCATTAAATGTCTGTCCTTCTTCTATGTAATATTTAAGATGTGTGCCTACCCCTAAAAAGTCAGATCCATCTAAAGCAACCCAGTTATGTAATCGTCTAGCCGATCCTAAATAAGTGTTTGAGCTATATTTTGTCCATCCACCAAATTTCTCTGGAAAACCAAATCTGAATCTTACTTTGTCACCATCTATAAAACCACCTTCATTACTGTAAGATGTAGTGTCAGATATAATACCAGGTTTAAATTTTAAAGATGTTAAAGGCATCAGTTTGTTGTCCCACCTGTTCTTGTTCCGTTTACTGTAAATGTAGTCTTAGAATCACCATCTATAAAATTACCAGCCGTGCCACCAGAGCCACCACTGCTAAATCCTCCAGAACTACCAGAAGTTCCATTTGCTCCTACGCCACCTCCATTACCAGCACTTTGAGGATTACTTCCACCATTACCACCAGCACTAGCACTACCATTTGCACCAGTTTGTCCTTGGCTACCATTACCAGAACCACCTACTCCACCAACAGTTCCAGCACCACCACCCCCTCCTGATCCTCCAGTAGTATCAGTGACACCAGAAGCACCACCACCGCCGCCACCTCCTAATAAACTGCCATTATTTTCAAAGGTTGTTGTTATTGTTGTTTTAAACGCAGTGCCACCATTACCACCATTTCTGTCTTGTTTTCCATCTGCATTAGTGCTTAAGCCATTATTAGATGCAAGAGTGCCTCCACGACCTCCTTGTCCTTGTATAGTTCCATTATTAATCATAGTTAAGAATGAATCAGCACCTATTGTTCCCGTATCAAAAGAAATAGCCGTATCAGGTCTACTACCAGACGCTCCAATCACAACATCTGCATCAATAGTTACTTTAACATTTATATGATCACTACCATTATAAGAAAAATTATCAGCTAAATGTGTTCCTAAATTAAAATTATTAACACTAGAGGATATTACAACATTAAAAAGGGTGGAGCCTCCTGCTCCAAATCCATGAACATTGAATCCAAATCCCGTCATTATGAATCATTCTTTGCATCAGTTGTAAAAAATAACTTTATACCTAATAATCTTGCATCCCCACTTTGATTGTCTGCTGATACATCTCTCATAATTTGAAAGAATACTAATTCATCTGTTGAAGGTGATCCTGCTATTGTAACTGCACCACTTTCTGCACACACGTCTAAATCATTCGATGTGCCACTGTGAGCTTTAGCTGTTGCTACTACGTTAGTTCCAAAAGCTGTGTTGCATGAGCCATCATCAGCTATTGCAACTCCAGATAAACCCCATGCTACAGTGCCAGTATTAGTTCCAGTCACAGTAAAAAATGCTTGAAATGTTACAGTTCCTTCATTCCATGATTTTGGAAAAGCTACAGAAAATTGTGCATTTTCATCTGAGCTTGCATCAAAATCTAATACTTTTATTTCAGGTCCGTTTGACAACTCTACTTGAGTTAGAACAGAACAGCCATTTGTTGTGTTTGGGTACATTGCTGTAGCAGGAACCCATATCGTTTCTTTACCTGCTACTTTAACAGCAGTCGATCCTTGAGTTAAAGTTCCTGATACTTCAGCATTACCCGTGACAGTTAAATTATCTGCAACTGTTGTTTCAGAAGTTGTGTGTCCAATAGTAACAGCAATACCAGATGTTTCTGTAGCTATCTTCATAGCTCCCGTTTTATTAGCAAGAAATGAATTTGTTCCATCATGATACAATTGCATATCATCGCCTGCACCAAATTCTAGTGTGTCATCAGTTCCTGCTGTAGCGGCATCTCCAAACTTAATTAACTTTCCGTTAACATCTAAATTACCTCCTAATTGTGGAGAGGTGTCAATAACAACATCTGTAGAAACTTTTGCAACAGCAGCACCAGATCCAGCACCATCTGCATAAACCCAAGCCGCCTCACCATTTAGTATTGTTGCATTAGCACCAGAGCCTTGAGATAATATAACAGAGTAAGGTCCAGAACTACCAGAGTCTGTAGTTGAGTTTACTATCAAATAAATTTTATCTTGATCGTTAGGTGAGATAGTAACAGTATTATCTGCTCCCAAAGCTCCAGTAAATATTATAGCTTTGAAGCCACCATCTGATAATGTACCATCACTAGTTGTAAGAGTATGAGTTGTTCCTGAAAGACTTACTGATCCTACGCCATTTATTGCTCTGTCAATAATATCAAAATTGTTGTTTGTAGTTGTACCCCAAGCTCCAGCTTGTTCGCCAGAGCCTATTTTTTCTACACCTAAGTTTGCTGTATATGTGCTTGCCATTTTTAAACCCTACCTAATTTATTACATTGTTCCATGATTCATTGCTTGATGGTGTTATATTACTCCATGATTCATCGCCTGTAGGCGAAACATTGCTCCATGACTCGGTATTAGTTGTTGTTAGTTTAACTTGCCAAGTCTCTCTTGTCACTAATAAACCTAACTCTGAAAAGCCAGACTGAGAAATAGCTGTTTCTGAAAAAGAAGACGCAACGTCATTTGAAGTTAAAGATGTGCTACTTTTGTCTTGTAAATCATCTGATATTGAAGTCCAGTTCTCATTTAAAGCAGGAGTTATTGAAAACCAAAACTCTCTTGTGTTTATATTTAAATCTGAAAATCCGTTTTGAGATAATGTAAATTCACTGAGTATCATTTACACCTCATCAGGGAAATCATAGATGGGTGCGTTGCCAGTAGGATTATCATTGCTGTCCATTGGCACATCAAATAATTTAATAAAATCTGCAAGACTGCTACAATTATTTATACTTGTTTCTATAGAAGCACATTTTGTTCTAATAGCATCTCTGTATGTTGTAATGTCAGAGGGAATTGCAGTTGATTTTTCTGCATTTCTAACAATCATCCAATCATGTTTGTTTAATTTATCTTGTGCAGTTCCTTTTGTCTTGGCTACCCATATAGATTTAAGACCAAGTTGTACCATTTGTTTATCAGTCATAGGATCAATAACGGCATTGCCATCATCATCAACTACGTTTACATCTGCTAGTTTACGTTCAATACCTTTTGCCCAATAAAACCTATCGTCATAACTTGTATCAACATCATCTTCCCAAGTTAGTCCTTTTGCTTTTTTCTCTGCATCTGTCCATCTCATCCACTGTGCAGGGTGCTTTGTGCCATCAGTCTCAGTCCAGCTTTTACCTTCTTTTAGATAAAAATCTCCGTATTTCCAAGCCATTACTATCTCCTATCTATTTATCACCGAGCAAGTGCAAATTTAAATGGTGCTTCGGCAAATGCCATGTATATGTATGTGCCACTACTATTATTTCCAAAGTTAACTGCACCTCTCCATTTAAAACCATTACTTAAAAAATCTACTAGAGCAGTTGAATATGTTGTTTCTGCTTGTGATGAATCTGCATAAATATAACTATCTAGTACATTAAAAGTATCTCTTACACTATCGTATATTGCCCAGTTATCTGCTGTGTCTATTCTCTTTGCCATAATCCAAGCAGGTTTAAATCCTGTGAAGACATATGTGCCATCCGTAGAGCCGTTTCCAGAATATTTTCCAAATCGGCTGTATGCTTCAACTGAATGAAAACAATACATAACATAATTACTACTGTCTTTATTTACATTAGCATTACTCGCAGCATAAGGATCTCTAACAATAACGGCAGATGAAGATACACTTTTGATTTGGCTAGAAAAAGCCTGTTCAGCACCATCAGAATTTAATCTAAGATTTTTTGTAGTATAAGTTCCATCAGCACTTAAATCTTTATGCCATACTTGCCATCTAGTAGCATCTGACCTGTTTTTGATTATAACCCAATCGGGTGTTACTCCAAGTCCGTGATTAACTGTAATATCAGCATTACTAACACCATTACCAGTATAGGTTGTAATACTAAATCCAGCAGTTGTGTTCGCTTGTGAAGAATAGGCTAAAGTGTTGCCGCTTTCACTTCCTGATGCTGTTGCTGAGCCACCATTTGCGTGCCAGTTCCAAGATACAAAGGTTTGACCATTTTCATTTGTGTATCCGTATTCAGTAGATGGAAATGTAAATCCAGTAGTACTTGAAGATTCTACTCTACCATTATTTTCTTCATCATCAGTTGTGTTTGAATATAACTCTTTTGTTATACCTCTGCTTGTATCAGTTATGTTATGATAACCAGTAAGACTTCTTACCTTAATCCATATCCAATCAGGTTGCAGTCCAGTTGTGATTGTTTGGGCGCCACTAGAGCCATTGTAAATGACTGTTTTAAAATGGTCATCAGCCTGCGTGTCAGAACTTGGACCTATGGTTGGGTTTGGTAGGTTAGCTGTGCATATTGCTAGAAACCCAGATGGAGGACTATAATAAAAGTCACCTATGCCATTTCCATCTGTGTTGCCTTGTGCTGTTTCTGCTCCATTGAAACTTGAATCTTGACCAAAGTTCATTATAAGACCACCACCATTTTCACCATTACCCGCAGGTGTAACTCCTATAGATGATAAATCATTTGTTGAACCTGTAGTTTGATTTGTGCCATTAGCAGGGTCGCCACTATGATTATATGTTCCATTTTTAGAAAACCATAT